TACCAGCGCCTGTTGCGCCACCACCAATAGCTCCCCAAGCAGATCCGTAACCTTCAAAACCTGCTGTCGTGCTGTTGTATCGAATCATGCCTGTAGCAGGCGTTCCGTCTCGCTGTGCGGTTGTACCTACTGGTAGTTGTGCGGATGCTGTAGCTCCAGTCGTCTGTACCTTTTCAGTGTCCAGCTCTTGGAGTGCAGCCTGCACGTTAGTAGCTGCAATGTTTCCTGCAGCAGCAGACGTAATGTTGGCAGCGTCTCCCGGTACATAGGCGATAACCCATGCTGAGCCTGTGTACACCTTCATTACCCCTAAGGTGCTGTTGAAATACAGGTCGCCACCGTTCAGGGCATCTCCGTCATTGTCGGTAGCAGGGTCGCTTGCTTTGGTTCCTAGGTAGGTGTCGTCAAAGTTGTCGAACGCTGCCGCCGCAGAAGCTGCTGAAGTTGCAGCTGATGTTGCACTTGATGCAGCGTTGGTTTCGCTTGTAGATGCGTTTGACGCTGAGGTTGCTGCTTGAGTTGCACTACTGGCTGCAGCAGTAGCACTGGTAGCAGCGTTAGTTGCCGAAGTACTGGCGTTTGTAGCTTGGGTAGTGGCAGTTGTTTCAGAAGAAGCAGCAGTAGTTGCACTGCTTGCCGCAGCCGTAGCTGAGCTAGCACTAGCTGTTGCACTGTTGCCTGAGTTAGTTGCCTGTGTCGTAGCAGTAGTGGCACTAGCAGCTGCGTTTGTTGCTGATGTAGCCGCATTTGTCTCAGACGTTGCGGCATTAGTTTCAGAGGTAGCAGCCGCAGTCGCTGCAGCCTGTGCAGCGGTTACCTGTGCTTGGTGGGTAGTGATAAGACCATCTACATAGCCTTTAGTACTGGCATCAGCAGATGCAGTAGGTGTACCAAGACTGACGATCTTCTGATTGCCCATATTGAGCTGACCAGACATCGTTGCACCCAACGCACTCAGAGCGTTGTTTTCAGTTTCCTGAGACACAAACGCAATCTGGTCAAAGTTTGCATTTAGGTCTTCTGCTTTAATTGCAGACCCAGCAAAGAATGTTGCAGCTCGTTCGTCATTATTAGTATCTCTAAAGATAATAATACTTACACCATTAGCAGGAGCAGTATTAAAACTCAGAGTTGTAGCATTGGCGAGTGTAAATGCAGTTGTATTTGCTCCATCAAGACTTGCCTTGATGTCAGTTTGTTCAATATAGGGGAATGTAAACGAGTAATTGGTAGTGGAGCCGTTACCCGTGTATGTATTTTGGGTTGTAGCCATTGCTTAGTTAGTAATACGTTTACTTGAGTTTTTCCATTTGATTTAGGAATCTTTCTGCGGAGTCTTGATCTCCTCTTCTCAGATACTCTCCAACAACATTCTGTACGTATGCCCTTTGTTGGATCTTGTTGAAACTAGATGTTTCAGCCGCTGCCATTTTCATTGAGTCTCGCAGAGCTTTATCTAGTTCATAATGTACGTTTTCAAAGAATGACAAGTCAGGTCGTAGATTTTTCTCTTTTGCTTCTTTATATCTCTTTCTAAATTCTTTTGCATTTGTACCGTTCATCACACGGCGAATCTCATCTCTGAAATACTTACGCTCACCCATCTTGTTTTTAATAGCGGCACGTTCCTGATTAGATAGGTCGTTGCCTTTGCCATCAGTACTTAACGTGGGAGTAGCATCATATTCAATGTCAATGAGGAATTGCTTTTCCTTACTAATGCTATCGCTCACCTTAAATGGTGTGTATGTATTACGAAGACGTGTTAGGAAGTTGTCAGGGACTCCTACCTCACCACCATCAATGTAATCCCATTCTTTAGCAAGAGTACTCTTCAATCCAGGCAGCCTGTTCAAAACAAGGTCAGCAATATTTTGCTCTACTTCTTTCAAGCCAGGATCCATCAGCCTTCCAAGTTCTGCAAGTTGACTTGACCCACGAATGTTTGCTGAGCTGATAAAGCTTGCGCTCCACTTGTTAATAGCTCCAACATCTCCACGCACAATATCTAGTAAAGGTTGAATGCTAGTTAGCATCGACTTCTCAGTAACACTAGAAGCCAAAATAAAGCTCATGATCTTCAAATTCTCTCCGACCTCATCAGGTGTCAGCATGTCGAAGTTTTCTCCAATAGTCGCGATTAAACCTACCCAGTTTGTAATCGGTCCTAAGCCGTCATAGCTGTATTGCTTACCATCTGGACCTGTGATACTCAATCTTTTCTTTTGGAGATCGTCACGAACTTTTTGCTTTTGACGATTGTAGAGACCATAGCCAGTAATCCTGTCAGTCATTAAAAGACCGACAGTGCTGCCTACCATCAAACTACCAAGTGCTTTGCGGCCCATGATGTCATCTCTAATCTCGTTATATTTCATACGAAGGTCGATACCATCACTTGCCTTAACTCCTCTGTTTGCAAGTAGTTGCTCTGCTTGTTCAAATGGCATCTCATCAAACGTAAGTTTGAATTGATTCATATCCTTGATAAAGAAACCAACAGGGTTGTAAGAAGCAGTCAATGCCAATTCGTTTAGTGGTGTTTTAGTAAACAGTAAAAACGGCTTCAACATAGGCATTTGCCGAATCAAATCTGACAATGCTCGGTTTGCTGCATTGTCGATGTTCATAGAGATTTCACCTGCTGCTGCCAGCACGGCTTTATCTTTAATTAGACCATCTTCATCAAACATATCCCTATATGCTTTTTCCTCTAGATCACCAGCTTTCTTAACATCAAATGCATTTTGCCCACCATCAGTTAGTTCATCAAAGATACGTCCTCTCGATTCAAAACTGGCAATCATTGATTGAGTAAAGCCATCATATGCCTGCATACCCCTCTGACCTAATCTCAGCCATGGGTGCTTTGCCAATGCAAGTTGGTTATCTATGATTTCCACCATGTACTGAGGGCCAAATTCGCCAGCCGCAGCCTTTGCGTCAGCAAATGTTCTCAGCAGTTCTACTTGTTTTGGGTTTGCTGCAGGAATGTTTTCTCTACGCGGAACAATATCAGGATCTAAGCCAGACCGTTTGAAGATCTGATTAGCATATTCCAAACCCTTTTGAATGGATCGAACGCTATCACCGAATTGATACCATCCTCTTCGCATCTGTTTCCAGTCTCTGTTCCTAGCTGCACCTGCAAAAGTACGTAGTGGTTTTTCTACTAGCAGTTGTGAGGCTGAAATACCAGCTTTACCCAGTGTTCCAAATGCACTCAGTGTTGAGTTATAGAGGTTTGCATAGAAACCTTGAACTACAACCGATGGAATGTCAGGTGTTCTATCAATAAATGCCTTACTCATGACACCAGTAGACGCTTTGACGTACTTGTTCAACGCCGTGATTGTCCTGACGTTGCCATCTGTCAGCTCATAAGCCATCATCAACGGCGCAAGCATCTCAGGATTATTCTTGTTAATAGCTCTTAGGTTATTGGTTACTACAGCTGCCTCTTGCTTCATGCGCTCCATTGCTGCAAGAGTGGTGTTCTTCTCGTCTTTGATGAGATTGGTTAGACGTTTGGCTTCTGCTTTATCAAAGGCTTTAGTACCTTTGAGAGTCATCCTGTCCCATAGGTTGAGTTGATTAAGTGCCCTACCCCTTACATAGGATGTCATGGCTTTCTGAGCCATCAGAAATTCAACACGATCAAGCACCATTTCCTGTGCTCGTCCCACTGCAGCATTACCATCTGCCAGTCGCACGCCTTGTGACATGTCAGAGATTTGACCAGCCATTGAAGTACCGACATAACCTTGTGCCCTGACCTCATCCATATTCATGAAGTCATCCATGTACTTCTTGATGGCACCCATCACGCCTGCATAGCCTTCTGATGTCAACTCAGCTACTCCAGTATCCACATTTTCTCCTTGGAATCTGGTGATATAGCGTTTCATCTCATCCAGATCCATCTCGTAGAAATCAGAAGCAATATCATCACCGATAGATTTAATCTCTACATGTGACAGGTACTTTCCAGGAGCTGTTGAATAGCCATATTCACCGGCGTCTTTAAGTGTTTCACCTAACCCTTTCATTACCAAGCGTGCATTAGCACTACTTTCGTTGGCAAATTTAAGAGCACCTTCAGACATTACATTACCTACGCGACCGTAGATAGTGCCGTCATTTGTAGCAATACGCGCTGCATGAATAGAAGCACCAACAATACCTAGATCATCAACGCTTCTAATACCCATTTCTTGATAACCATAAAGATCATGGTAACCAAATACAGGTTTGTTGATATCTACTGATTTCTCAAAATTGTAGATACCTACCTCATCTAACGCATCAGCACGTTTGGCAGCACCTCTTTCAACTACATCTTCTGGTGTAGCATCAAACTCTACATTTCCTGCAATCCATTTCTTAGCTTTTTCGCTTTCAGGAATTAGTTTAGCTGCATTGTCGATACCTCTTAGTGCTCTAAAAAGCTTAGCCATACCCATCAGTGTGTCACTACCGGCACCTAGGTAGAGTCCTTCTGTTACGTTTTTAGCTCTAATAGTATCTGGACTATCTCCGTCAAGTGTTGCGATGTTGTCAGGAACCCAACCCCACCAACGGGGCCAAGTCTTTTGCAACATACCTGTTAGGTTGTCATCCTCTTGATTAAACTCAATTGCATAATCAACAGTCGCACCCACACCACCTGCAGCAGCTGTAGAACCCATCCACGCAACTAATGGGTCTGATAAAAACTTACTCTTTTGAACAAAACCTGCGCCCTTTGCAGCACTTGTCAAAGCACCTGTACCAACCATTGTAGGTAATACAACTGACGATACTTCACGTACAGTCTGTGTTACTTCTTGTTCAAATTTTGGTACTTTAGGTAAATTTACTCCAGGGATTAGATTCAATAAATCTGCACCTGCATCAAGCAGGCTAGTACCAAAGACTATCCCTGCTTTGACATTTTCAGGTGCATTTCTATCAATAAAATCATTACCTACTCTGATACCTGTAGGTTGTTCTTGTTGTTGTTCCTCTTGTACCGGTTGGGCACTTGCTTCTGATTCCGTAGTCTCAGTAACTTGAGGCTCTGTTCCTTCACTGAGGACATCAATTTCATTTTGTAATTGCTGTTGTTCAGCCAATAACTGAAGACGTTCTTCTTCAGTCAGCTCAGGGAGCGTACCCCCTAATAGCTGTTCTTCATTTTCCATGTTTTATTAGCGCAATTGTTGTGCAATAGACTCACGCAATTTTTTGTAGTTTCTGTACGGTGTCATCGAACCACTTCCTCTAGGAGCAGGTGCTAAGAAGTCGATAGAAGCAATTGTTCCGTCATAGCTTTGAACGCTTCCGGTTCCTCCTTGTTCTCCAATTATTTGTCCTTGTGCAATTTGTGTCCCAAGTTCCCACTGTGATGCCCTTGGTAAATGCCCATAAAGAACATCAACCGGTTCACCTGTAGCAGGGTCAACTGATTCAATTACCAAATAGTAACCGTAACCAGTGCCGTTTTCATTTACTTGGTATCCACTATCTTTTACTACTCCTGGTAAAACTGCAGGGAATTGATGATCCTCAAAGAAAATATCCATACCAGGCTGCCCGCCGTCACTAATTTCTCTTTCAAATACTATCGATGAAACTTGTGGTTTATACGTACTTAATTCTCTTCCATTTGATTGAAAGTTGGCACGTACTGGAGCTGTCGTTACTCTTCCTTCTGCAATAGCTCTACCACGTTGCAACCTAATGTCGTCTGGGTTAACAGTGAATAGATTCTTGACTTCAGGTTCGACATTTTCGATATATTCTGCCCACGTTCTAAGTTCCTCAGGTGGTTCAATTTTTTCGATACCTAATGCAGGAGCAAGATGGTTTACCCATTCATACGGGGTCATCTTCATCTCTGCGGCATGTACCTTTACTTCTTGAGGAACTTCTGCTCCTTGTTGCATACTTCTTGCGTATCCAATATAGTTTGTTTTGTCCAAATGCGGAACAATGGTTTTTGGGTTTTTATCTTTGATGGCTCTGTAGCTCTTTACATGCAGTAGAGTTGTTTTTAACTTAATGGCCGCGTCAACTCTTTGTTGGTTTAACCTGTCGCCCATTGTATATCTACCATTTTTAATAAAGCCCTGTTTTTGCAGGTCTTCATTTAACTGCTTTAACACCGTTGCTGTAGCAGTTTCACCAGCAAGTGCTGGCTCCATACCTTGTGCAATAAGGGTTGCAAATTCAGAGTTCTTTTTTCTAGTGTAGTAGCCAGCCATATTCAATACGCTGTCATTTGTACGACCATCAACCGAAACAACGATCTCAGTGGGTTGCTTCAGGGCTGTCAATATCTGCTTGTCAAACGCTTGACTAGTTGGACCTTTCCTGAAATCGGTAATTGCTTTAGCTTGCGACAACCAAAAGGTTTGTTGTTCATCAGGTAAACCTAGTTCCAGTACTCTTTCTGTTGTTAGATTGCCTTGTGCCCTAAGTAATGTCAGGTCTTCTGTTATAGCTTCCTTAGCCTTTTCAAACCTAGTTCTTTTTTCAAACTCTTTTATAACAGGGCTTTCATATCCGAAACCAATTTCGTTGTTTACAATTGCTTGCAGTATCTCAACTTCAGCTTTAGTAGCTATGCCATCTTCAAACAGTTCAGCTGCTTTTTGCTGAATCTTAAATTCAACACCTTGCCTTCTTTCAGCTTCTGCAGCCTGAGTGTCAGCCCTTTCTTGATTTGTAATCCTTCGCAGCGCAGCTTGAACCAACGCTGCTTCCTCAGGGAACTGTCTACCAAATTCAGGGGTACCTGGCATACCCTGTACCGCATAGCCCAGGAACGCTTGTAGATCTTCTGTTGTTGCACTGCCTGCAGATTGACTTGCTGCTGAATTGATTATCCACTGAGCGATCTCTTGGCGCCTATCTTTTGTTCGTGCTTCGCTGATTAGACGTTGTAAACCTGCTACCCCTTCTGATTGGAATACAGTTGAATATCCGATTTGCCTTTGTCTACTAAGCTCATCCTTCTGTTCAAGCTCCCTTTGTCCTTGGTACTTAGCCTCTTGGCGTCGCATAAAGGATTGGAAAATAGGACTATAATTCTTAGCTACAAAATCAGGACTTAAACTCTTATCTCCAATTTTAATAGCACTGACAGTATAATCAGACCCCCAGGATTTTAATCTGGCTATCAACTCCTCAGTTGTTATTTCAGGATTTTCTTCTTTTAGTCTAAGTTCCTCTCTACTCCAGGCTGCTATTGCTGCATTAGCAGTGTTCTGAGTAATATACTTATTCGCAATGTACTCTTTGGAACCTTTGTTTTGATAAATCTTATAATACGCTTGCTTTACTTCATCACTCGTATTTTCATCATACAGTTTCTGTATAAAGTCAAGGCTTTCAAATTCTGATCTTGTTAGTCCAGCATCCAACCTAGTGATTGCTGCCATCCGGTCTTGTGTAATACCGGTAATTTGAGCTAGTTCGCCGGCAGCATTGATTCGGTTTTGCTTTCTTTGTTCCTGGATAGCACTGTATGCATCCAAGGCACCTTTTGAGAAATCAGTCAGAGCTTCAAAATTCTTCTCTTGTCTAAGCCCAGCTTTCTCATTATCTTTAATGAGAGCTTTCATATTGGCTTTTGCAACGTCAATGAATTGCTGTCTGTTTTCAGTCTCTAGCTCAAAGTTCTGCTCTCTGCTTTCTTGCTCTACTTCTTGAGCATATTGCTGAGCCCTTAAAAAGATCTCTCTATTTTTCTGTTCAAATGCATTTACTTTGTTTAATCCACGGACCCTTCGTTCCGTTTCTTGCATTATTTTTGGAACTTCATTAGGAGTCTTTAGTTGAAAGCTACTAAAATTACCCTCTGAAGCATATTGTTTATACGCCATAATTATAACCCTGTTCCTCCTTTGGGATTAAATGCTTGCACAACTGACGGAAGGCTCTGTATTGCAGCAGAACCTGCAGCCAACCATGGACTTGAATATGCAGCGGCTGCTGTGTATGACTCAGGAGGTTTAGTTGGCTTGAATACCTCTTGGAACACAGGTTGAGGCAGTTGATACGGAACTGGAATAGGTGGCAATGCATCCGGCATTAGCATCATTGATGCTTCTGCATTTATATCTGCTTGTAATTTTGCTTGTAGAATTTGTTCTTTAACAAATTTATTTTTTGCTGCTAGGTTTAGCTTAGTGGCAGCCATCATCTGATCTTGCAAATCCTTTTTGGAATCAAGCAGCCCTGTCTCCAAATTAATGCCAGCTAGTGCATTATCTTTAGTAGCTAATGCAATAGTTTGTTCCATAACAAACTGATCTTCTAGTGATTCCAAATCAACCTGTACATCATCCTCGGCATACATAAGCTGAGCTGCAATTGCTGATTGTCGTGCACCTGACTCAGCCATCACACCCATAGCAGCACGAGCTGCACTTCTACCTTGTCCGCCGCCAGCTCTGATTTTTGCAGACTCTTTCAGACCTTGCAAAATTGCTTGATTTGTTTGTTCTCGTGCATCAAATCTTAGAAGGCTTTTTTTAGCACCTAACTTGGTAGCACTAGATTTAAATCCTAATTGATTCTTAGCTTGCGAAAATAGATACTGTTGATTTGCCTGATTCTTTTTTAAGGCTAGTCCACTAGTCTGTGAAAAGTAATCAAGTAGAGAATTATTTTCATCAAACATCAAGCCAACTTCTGCTTCGTAGTTAGCTTGTGCTTGTTGATTCAAAGCATTTAGCGCAGCTATACTGTTGTAATCAAGTTGTTTTCCGGCTTGTGCTACTGATTTGTTATAAGCCTTTACTGCCTGTCCATATTCAAAATCCTGAATAGCAACAGCATTTTGGTAATTTTGAGCGAGTGATGCCTCCTGATAAGCGATGTTATCTGCAGCATTCTGCTTTGCAATCTTTAAACCTTCTACGGCATAATCATACTTAGCTTGAGTTTGCTCCCAGTTATACTCATCAATTTTTTTATTGTACTGTTTTAGATCTTTTTGATCTGCACTGGCTTTGTCGTTCTGCTGTTTCTGTCCAAATAAACTTGCACCAATGCCAAGTACTGCACCTGCAACGGCTGTAATTGGTTCCATTAGAACTGCCTCTTATAGAATCTTGGTGTGTAGTTTCCTTCCCACATCATTGCGTTTACGGCAACTGGGAACGGTGTGTTATTAAACATTTTGATCTTAAAGTTCTCCGTTCTTTGATGAATGGGTACGGTGAATATTGTTTCGTTGTCTAGTGGCACATCATTTGCTAGATACGTATTGGCTTCATTTACTGGGTTTGTAATAAACCATTCTTCAATAATGAATTTAATTACTGCTCCATTCGCAGGAGCGGAAGTAAATGTAATTGTGGTTTCGTTTGTAAATGTAAACGCATCAGTAGCAATCCCGTTTACTGTGACCTTTACATCGCTTTGTTGTACGTAATCTAAGTCTAATTTATTGAATGGAAAGGCTGTAGTAGTACCGTCACCAGATAGAGTTATCTCATAGGGTAACCGACCCTTTTGCCTCACCTTGAAGCTCATTACGCCAGACAACCCGACAGAGAACTTCATTCTTCCAATGGTCAAATTTGCTGTGTAATCTGCAATTTTTGGATCTGGGCGATAGTATGTTGTTGGAAGATGTATATCAAAGTTATATTTAAAACCTACGATGACATCTGTAGCGATTGAGGTTAAATCTTTGTTTGGAACAATGAAATAAGGTCCAGTACCATCACTTGCCCGTTCAGGTGTAATAGTAAATCCTGATTCAACAAACGCACCTGTCTGAGTATCACCAGCTATGACAATGACTGGAGTTAAATCTGCTACATCATTGTAAGGTAAGTAACATTTGGATAGATTATTTACAGAGTCATATACAACACTGCTTGCAGCCTTGTATAGATCCATAGCAGGGTTAACTCGTTGACCATTGTTATTGATAATGATTGCCTGCTCAGGACTTTGACTTAATGCTGCCTTTAATAGCGTTACTTGATTTGCCTGCTTTGTAACTGCAAACATATCGTCAGTATCGATAGTAGTAAATTGAGTTGTTCCTGGCATGGTCCAACTTGACCATGCTTCCATCAGGTTCGTTTCACCATCAGAATAGTATCTATAGATATAAACATCTTTACTCTGTTGACTCGACATAGCAATCATCGAGTTCTGTGGGCTTGATACCACTAAGTCAACATCTGCTGAAATCCACTCTTTAACGACTCTGGACAAATCCAAAACCTGAGGGTTCTGTTGTTGTCCTTTAGTCACCATACTGAACACCCTTGTATATGAGGGAGTCTTACTGATGAAATTGATGTTTGTACCAACGTCAACAGGGTCAACTGAGCTATCCATCTCATAGTTAGAGATTGCTCTAATTGTTGCTAGAGCTGGTGTCAGTACACCACTATCTGCAAATAGAATAAATTGTTGACGTGGTGAAAATAGAATCACACCCTGAGCTGTAGGCAGCACAGCATGCAGAGTTGTTGGTAGAATAGATGAACAACTGATATCAATAGGGTCAGAGTCAAGAGTTGTCTGTGCCGTTTCAAAGTAGAAACTGTAGTACTCACCGGACCTACTCATTATCACATTGTCTTTAGACAAGAATCCCAATCGATTATTATTGAAGAATGCTGCACTAATCTTGTTTCCAACAAAACTCGGATGAGAGTTAGTTAAGTCATCACCAACCAACCGGTCTTCATATGAGATCTTTTGAAAAGTAAATGTATTGAGTCCTGTATTGATTAACTCATGGGGCATTGTCGCTGTGTCAAGACCCGGTGAAATGTTTGGACCTAGCGACTCTTTCCAGAAACCACTTCCACTTACACCATTATCAGCAATAAAGTTTACGTAGTAATCATCTACGTTTGACTCAGTATTGACAATTTTTACCTTGTGGTTATGGAACGATTCTGCCGGTAGTAGACCTACACTTGCTACTTCATCCTGGAATGCATTTAATGCTGTATTGGTTACACCACCCTTGGCTGACAGAGTGAAGGTTGTAAGCACTCCACCTACTTCTCTTTTGATATCAAGATTTGCCTTGCCAAATTTAGTTACTGTCCAAGTACCTGTAAAGTCATTATTACTTGCACCTTGTTCTGCAGCAATGCCGTTTGTAATTGCATCTTTAATATTATGACCTGACTTGTCAGTAAGAATATCGTCAAATGTAAAGTCTGTTTGATGTGATGTAATCTCAAACTTTACGCCCTGGATAGTGACGCTGTACTTTGTACTAGGTACAGCACTCTCTAACACAACAGTACCTCTCAGGTTTGCACCTACAGTTACTGCAGCCTGTGTACCTACAGTTACTGCACTGTTGACTACAATTGTTGTATCTTGAACAGTGAGTAATTTGTAGTTTTGCTTTGCACCGCTTAGGTAAGACTGAGCGCCAGTGCCATAAGTCACGGTACATGCTACGCCAGTATCAGCATTCCATACATATACATCTGATCCCTTGATAGCTCCAACATAGATTTCATTATTATCTCTGTTGATGTAGAACCACTTAGCATCATCTAGTGTTGTTCCTGTTCCCAAGTTTGCAATATGCTTGAATCCAGGTCTCTTAGTTAAGCCATATGTTGCATCAGGGAATCCGTTAAAGCACTCACGGACCTGTCCCGGAAGCATTTTGTCATCTGATTGTTTTGATACTCCACCTAAGTAGTTAGAGATCCGTTGAGTTATTGCTGCCATTTATCGATAGATAGCGTTGTACGGTTTGTATCCGATGTATTTGTTTGTATCACCAGGATGGCCGAAGAATGTGTAATCTCCTTGATCACATTCGTACTCCATTGCCATTGCTCTGTTAAATGCTTCTTTCTGTTGGAGCATTTGGAATTGGTTTGGATCTCCTACGACCCTACTTGACGTAATTGAAGCAGCTCTGCTTGTAATGTAATCTGCAATAGGGATTGGTAGATCTACAAAATCAAACAGCCAAACAATGTCACAGGATATACTGTTTTCAAATTCAAATGTGTGATGTGCTTTGTCATATAATTTTCCACTTCTGCGAATTACATCTAGTTCTACATTAGAAGCATTTTGTGATGCATCAATTTGCAAAATGTTATTTGGTATTAGGATTTCTTTGTTTGTGTCAGGAGTCATTTCATAATGAGACTCCTTATTGAATGACCATCCTTCCGCCTGTACTTCCCTGTTGACTTCTAACAAAGTCTGATAGGCAATCGCAACGTCCGGGTTGGTTTGATCTAGGGTTGTCACAGGCGCTTGACCACATGACTGTAGAATTTTATTTACAGCAGGTAGCTCAGCCTGAGCATTAGTGGTTGGAAAAGCCATAATTTTTTTGGTAAAAAAAAGGGCCTCCGAAGAGACCCCATAATGAATAAATATCAGAATGCAGAAGGTGCAGTACCACCCACATACAGCTCAACGGCTGCAGCAGGGTTGATGTAGTCTGCGCCCATTGCGAGGCGTCCGAGCAGTACATCGCCCTGGTAGATAACGGATACGTCTCCACTAGTGACTTGTACTTGAGGACCGATTGCTTCGACAACACCGGCTGCTTCCTTTTGGAAGATCAGGCCAGCAGACACAGCGCCGAATTCGGAAGCAGTGCCATAGTCGTTGTTGATGCCAGTAGAGGCACCAGAAGCATCCTCCAGGGAAGGACCGATGAAGTCACCGGTATTGCCAGGAGAAGTCTGACCAGTAGTACCGGCATACTTGGTGCCGTACTTGCCAAGGAACGGGATGTTCATTGACTTGTAGATGTGGATACCAGCGATCTCGATGACACCGTTGCCGCCTTGCAGAGCAGTGCCCTGAGCGTCACGGTTTACGAGGCCGTTAGAACCAACAGCTTGGATCAATTCGTAGTACTGACGGGGGTTCAGGACAGCGCAACGTCCGTCTGAACTGACTCCCTTCTCATCCATTGCAGCAGCAGCGTCATAGAAGGCTGCGATAAGAGCAGAAGAAGAGAATGCATCAGATTCGTTAGCAGAAGCGCCAACACGAATCTGGGTACCACCGGGCTCTTCAAAGTTAGTTGCACTAACAGGAGAGGCAGCACGAGCACCGCGAGCAATAGCGCGGAAGATCAAGCGGTCATACTTTTCTGCAAGGGCGTAGCCGATTTTGCGAGAAATTTCTGAGCGCAGATCGTAATGAGAAAGGGTCTCATCAAGGTCATAAACGAAAGCTGAGCTAATCAGCAGGTCGTCAACCGTGATGGTCTTCTCGGCCACCGGGGGCGCACCATCGGTGTTACCGAGGATTGCATTTCCGGGCGTATGGTACTCAGCCTTGGTACGGCCAGTGTAGATGAACTGAAGAGATTTGCCGTTCTTCAGTGTACGCTTCATCACCAAATCGCGAGCAATCGCGTTATGCTGGAAGCCTTTAAACATCTCGCCGGAAAAGAGCTTCAAATACAAAGCTCGCTTATCGCCGGTAAGATTAGCCTGACCTACCTGTGTAAGAGCGGTAGTCAGGGTAGAATTTTGTTGTGCCATTTTTATAGAGAGTTTTTACTTAGACTCTCTGAACGTTCAGAGTTATTCAATTTTTATTTGTGGTCTATCCCACCGTCTAGACGGCTAAGGGTATCCGCGTACGGGCCAAAGCCAATAAGTGAGGGAGGACTTGAACCTCCCTGTTAGCCTTTAACTAATCACTTGGTGTATGCGACACCGCGATACACGTAACGACGAGCGATACGTACCATGATGTTTACCTCCG